CTGTAAAGTAAAATCCACCCTTGCTTTCTGGCTTTGTTGGCCATTGCTGCTCTTTGAGTGCTTCACTTCGCTTTTCGACGACCCATGCTTTTAACATGAGTGATGTTCGAGTAGGAAATTCAGCTTTTTGGAGTTCTTCGATCGTCTCATAGAGACCGATGCGTACCATCCATTTCAATGCAGAGTAATTTGGTTGAATGCCTCGTTTTTTAACGATGCTATTCCAAATGCTCTCGCAAAGATCATGAAATCGTTGTGAACATCCGAGTGCGGCTTGTGCTAATCCTAGAGCTGATGCTGCTAGGCGCGGGTAATCTTGTGGGCGCTCAGGGAAGAAAAGATGACTTAGTAAGTCAGCTTCTTCTTTATAAGCTAGTCCCATTTGATTCGGGTAACTGAGAACAGACATTCCAGTTACACGGGCTTGAATCATGCTTTTCTTAGTACTAAGTTTAGCGTTGAAGTAGAACATTGCTGCTTCGGCTATCATGTCTAGAAAGTGATTTCCGTATATCCTGAACATTTGTTCGCAGATAAATATAATTGAATCATCTCCTTGAAAACGGGCCCAGAAAGATTTGCTATTAACGTTGACACCAAGTGCGGTTAGGCATGTGTATATCATAATTGCGTTAGCAAACGAGTCCATAAGCTGCGTTTGTTGAAAGCCAGATCCGAAACCATTCCAGTTCCAGGTCCAGATGCTTCCATCAGGTAATTCAATTGGTGTGTCAGTGATTGCTGAGCACATCCATTCCCATAGGTTTTCCAATCTTTGGGGATTGGTCTTTCCTCGCCATTTGGAAGTTTCTTCGTATTGTGAAAAATCGAAGTACTGTCTCCATAAACGGTGAACTGCACGAATAAGTTGGTGTAGTAATCGCTTGTCAAATTGTGACCAGTCGATTCCGATGCAAGTATTGCGTCGAGTACCATCGTACATTTCGCGGAACAGGCGTCTCCATCCTCCTTTGGACATTTCTCGACCCCAAAGCAGTTTTCCTGCGTTAGTGTTAAGATAGGTAGCTTGCATAGGCCAGATGAACGAAAGTTCTGCTTGTAGCAAAAGCTTCGGTGATCCAAAGACTGCTCTGATCTTGTCAGGTTCGTCTTTCGCAACGACGTGTGATCGTGCGTGAACGTGTAAGCGTTCGTATGGTCTAGGTTTACCTTGGTTGTCCCAAAAGGCGGGGTGTCCGTCCTTAATCTGATGTATCAACATTCTGTTGTGTACAAAGATTTCGTTATATAAGTTGTGAAAAGAAGGCTTCTCGTCAGAAATTAATCCTTGTCGTTGTTTGAGCTTTAAATAGTCTGTGACTAATACTGCTCCTTCGACTTTTGGTAACTCTTTATCGATAAGTTCTTTAAACTTGGGCTGTAGGGATTCATCATCGATATTCCTGCCGGTAGGCTTGAAGCGATACGTCAGTGAAGTCCATGGCAATTCGGCTGAAGCATTTGTCGTCCACGGGTAATAGCGTAAATCAGGGTAGTGAACCGGGTGAAGTATGCGATTGGGTCGAAAGTGCTCTGCTGTTGCGGCTAGGGCTGTAACATAGTTGTAGTCTTCTGGAATAGTGTGCCTGGGTTGTTCGCATCTCATAAAATCTGAGATTAGTGCTTCGTCAGAAAAGTCTGATCTACGGAAGGATAGTAGATTGTCAATTTCACTAGTTGTATAGTGCTTTGAAATCTTCCTTAAGAGATAGTCGTTTCGCTGAGCTGTGAAAGCTGCGGACATAATCCAATTTCGGCGATAGTCAACTCTGACTTTTCGTTGTCCGACTTGGGTTAAGTTAGGCATGATGGTGAGTGTGTTTGTAAGTTGTCGTGTCTTTAGTAGAGAGTAATTCGAAAATCTAAGTTTTATGCGGAAAGTCTGTGAATTTTCG